AACAAGCTTTGCCACTATCGAAGGAACATGTTGATATTATTCTGGAACACCTCAAAAGGACTATTTATAACTTACCGTCAGTCGCCCCCCGTACAAAAGTCACACGCTTTGTGGCAATGAACGGAAACTGGCAGTATCCTTATATAGATCGTTTGGATTACGACACATCAGCCGGATTTCCCTTTCCGGGAAAGAAGAAAGCAGATGTATGCGTTAAGAAGGACGAGGATTACTATCCTACAGAGGAGTTACAGCAGAATATTGATAGAATAGATGCACAGATTGGACGACGTGAAGTACCAGTAGACCCGATTTTCGATTCTCTAAAAGTAGAAAGAAAGAAGATTAAGTACGATGCAGATGGAAAGAGAGTATATAAGACGCGTTTATTTTCAGCGTGTCCATTTACTACACTCATTTTATTTAAAGAGTATTTTTTTGGATTCTTTAGTCATATGCTGCAGACCCGATTGAAACATTTCTCGGCGGTTGGAATTTCGAAGGAAGTTGAGTTTGATAGAATAGCGAAGAAACATTTAGCAATAAATGACCTTCACTATTCTTTCGACTATGAAACTTTCGACGGAGTTAAGGACCCCATAGGAAATGGATCGATTGTGTCAGCACTTATAACTGACTTCTTTGTTGATGAGGAATATCGTAACCATCGTGAAACACTTTTGCGATGGGCTATGATATCTCCACATCAATTTAGAGAATTTATTATCTGGATTATTGGTTGTTCGTCAGGAGTATGGATGACAGAGTTGATGCAGGGAACGGATAATGCGATTAACATCAGAGGAGAATGGTTGAGAAGCGCACCTCACCCATACAAGACAATGACTCACTTTGATCAAAATGTTGCCGATACGAACTACGGTGATGATTTGATTCTAACAGTGTCTGATTTTGCTGAGCCCTTCTTTTCAGGCGAGATTATTCGAGCAGGATTAAAAGAGCGAGGCGTAACGATTACACCAGCAGATAAAGTGAGCACAGAGATTGTGCGCAAACCGATCACAGAGATAGAATTTCTTAAATGCAGTTTTACCATGATCGAGGGACGGTATTATCCTAAGATGGATCTAGCTAATTTATTGGAGACAATTAACTGGATTCGCCAAACTAATACATCACCACCACCAGAGCAAGCATGTGAGGACAATTGTAGAGACGTCTTAAGAGGGATGTTTTATCATGGAAAGGAGATTTATACTCACTTTTATAATAAAATATTGGCCCTAAGACCGAGTTATAAGTTGTATCAGTATGCGGAGCTCTACGCGGAATTCCGCGAGAAAGGAATGATTGCCG